GACAATTGCCGACTATTACACCAGCTACGAAGTGGTAGTGAATAGACCTAAAACAATTGATGTGATGGTTAAATTGTCCGTGCTTGAGTTGCTTGCGTTCGACTTCACCCGACCAGTCTACATCAATCAACTTGGGCGCAGCTATCTCGTTGAGAGCATTGAAAGCGACAAGAGCGACATTTACAAGTTAAAATTAATCCAAATATAGGAGATACAACACAATGGCAGAGAATGTGCAGAAGATATTGAGCATTGAACTGAAGGCGAACGATGCAATTCAAGGCTTGCAGAAACTCAACTCGCAGATTGAAGAGAATAGGGCGAGGATGAGGGAACTTGCCGATGCTAACCAAAAGGGTTCACTTGAATATGCCAAACTTGAGCAACAAACAAAAGCACTGAGCAAGGCAAAGCAATCATTGAGCCGTGAAACGCAGAACGAGATAAAACTTGAGTATGAGCAGAAAGGTTCAATCAATGCGTTGCAAGCCGAGCTGTCAAGGCTGACACAAAAATATAATGCTTTGTCGGAGGCTGAAAGGAAAAATGGTGCAGAAGGTAAACGGCTAAACAAACAAATCAACGAGATAACCAACGAACTCAACGCAGCCGAGCAAGGGATTCAAAAGTATTATCGAAACGTTGGCAACTATCAAAATGCGATAATCGGTGCTATGGGGGCAAACAACAAGTACATCCAAAGCATGATGCTCATTGCCTCAAGTTCTCAAGGTGCAACTGGTGCGTTCGGTGCGATAACAACAAGCATTAAGGCTTTCGGCAACGCATTGTGGGGACTTATGAGCAACCCAGTCTTTCTCGCAATTGCTGGCATTGCTGGCACCGGCATGGCTTTTAAGTGGTTCTATGACTATAACGTAGAGGTCGAACACGCAACCCGATTAACCCGTGAGTTTACTGGTGTCACTGGTTCGGAACTCACCCACTTGAGAGCCGAGATACAAGCAACGGCAAGCACATTCGGCAAGGATTACAAAGAGGTGCTTGAGGGTGTTGACTTGTTGATGAGCCATTTCGGGCTGACCTCAAGCGAGGCAATCAAGACCCTTAATGACGGCTTTGTCATTGGTGCAGATATCAATGGCAATTATTTGCAGTTGCTCAAGCAATATGCGCCAGTTTTCAAGGATGCGGGAGTTAGCGCACAACAATTAGTGGCATTGATACAGCAAACACGTTCGGGTATCTTCTCGCAACAAGGACTTGAAGCAATCAAACAAGCAAGCGCACGAATCCGTGAGATGTCAAGCAGCACAAGGTCATCACTTGAGGGAATCGGCATAGATGTGACCGATTTGCAGCGCAAACTCGCAACTCACGAAATAGAAATGATTGATGCCGTGCAGATGGTCAGCGACAAACTCAAGGAAACGAGCAACAACACTCAGGAGTATGGCAACGTGATGGCAGATGTCTTCGGTAGACAAGGCAAGTTCTCAAGTCAAGAAATGATTGAAAGTCTTGGTGATATTGACACCAACTTGCAGAACCTGAAAGTAGATGCTGGCGAATATGGCAAAGCACTTGAGGACAACCAAAAGGCAACGGCTGACCTTGAAGAAGAAACTGCAAAAATGTTCGGTGCTGGTGAGCATGGTTGGGAAACCCTGAAGGTTAGAGCCGACACCCTTTGGAAGACATCACTAACCAACGTTATAAAGCGCATTCGTGACTTGATTGGTCGCTTTGCCGAAATGGGCAAGAGGTCGCAAGTATTTCGCACGGTTGCGCAAGTCATTGCTGGTGTAATTTGGCAGCTTACTGGTGGCATTATTGACGCATTCCGTGCCGTAGGTGCTGGATTCAAGGCAATAGGTTCGTGGATTGATGCTTTCATCAACACCTTTAAAAGCGCATTCGGCATTATCAGGGATTTGGGCAGAGGTGTCGGTGACATTCTCAGCGGCAATGTGAGCAAGGGCATTGACGAAATAAGCAACGGACTGAGCAAAGGTATAACCAACGCACTCAAAGGCTTAAACACGGCATTAAAAGACACCGTGAACATCGGCAGAGCTGCAACAACTGGCTTTCGCAATGCCTACAATGCGATGGGTAATTTCTTCGACAATTACCAACCCTACGATGATGACTTTACACCCAGTTCAGGGGGTGGCGGTAGTGAATACGCCCCAAGCGAATACTCCCCAAGCGCAACATCATCTTCAGGTGGTGGCAAAAAGGGTGGTGGTTCTAAATCTACCCCCAAAAAATTAACAACAACCAAACCAGCGACCCCGAAAAGGGACACCGAGGCTGAGCGACTTGAACGTGAGCGACAAAACCGAATGGCTGCACTAATCAAGAAGGGCGCAGAACTTGAAACAAAGGCAAGGGAAGAGGTTTTGAAGACCACGGCAGAGGGTATCGTGCAGATGTACAAAGAACGAGCCGATGCGATATTTGCGCAATTTGAGGGCATTGAAACCAAGACCGAGGAAGAGGCAGAGGCACTCGCAAAGGCAAGAAATGCCATGCTAAAGGCTAACCTTGATGAGCAAGCGAAAGAGTTGCAGAAGTTCAAGGATGCACAAGCGAAAAAGAATGCCGATGCCGAGGCAAAGGCAGCAGAAGATGCCAAAAGGCTTGTGCAAACCCAACTTGCTGGCACAACCGAAGGAACGGCAGAGTGGCTCAACTATCAGCTTGAACTACTCAGGATGGAGAAAGAGGCAGAACTTGCGCTCTATGGTAACACCGAAGAGGAAAAGGCAGCAATTCTCGCAAAATATCGCAAACAAGAGGAAGATGCAAGAATGCAGAACTCTCAGGCAATTCAGCAGATTGAGCAGACAAAATATGATGCCATCGGCACAATGGTCGGTGGACTTGGCGAAGTTGTGGGCGCCTTTGGCGAACAAAGCAAAGAGGCAGCCGTGCTACAAAAGACCCTTGCACTTGGTGAGATTATGATTGCTCAAGCCGTGGCAATTGCCAACGCAGTAAAGGCTGGCTCTAATGCCGTGACACCATGGCAGCTCATTGCGCAGATAGCAACCTCAATTGTTGCCGTGACCTCTGCAATGGCACAAGCATTCGCAGCACTTGATTCTGCTAAATTCGCAACTGGTGGCTACATCCAAGGGGCTGGCACTTCGACAAGTGATTCGATACCAGTGCGAGTGTCGAATGGTGAGAGCATCATGAATGCCAACACTACGGCAATGTTTAGTGGTCTATTGTCATCATTGAACCAACTGGGTGGTGGTGTGCCTATCCAAGCGCAACAAACTGCATCATCCGTGCGTGGCGAGGATATGCTTGCGAGAGCTGTGGCGAGAGGTGTTGCAATGCTACCAGCACCAGTGGTGAGTGTTGAAGACATCAACCGAGGGCAGCGACAAGTTGAGGTGATGAACGAGAGGGCAACGTTATGAAAATCCACGAACTAATCAGCGACAACTTGCCCATACTGCGAAGACTTCACAAGAATGGTGTATCGGGCAACTACATCAGTTATTTGCCGATTTACCACGATTACAAGAAACTTGTGGCAGAGGGCAACAAGGTGCGTTGGGTTGCTCAGGTCGTTGCCGAGAAATACGGCTACAAAGAGCGCATGGTGCGACTTATAGTCAAGATGATGGAAGAAGATGTTATTTGATATGTATTGTTTTTGTTTTCATTTTAATTCATAAAACTAGTTTGTAATTATTTAATCGTAGTGACCACTTTCGCAGTGATGCGAGGGTGGTTTTTTCGTGCTGTGGCAAAACGCATTACCATAGAAAATGGTAAAATAACCGCATAAAGGTGTGTAAGTCTTATTAAATTTGCCAAAAAAGTTAGAAAAGTATGGCAAAACTTAAAATATATAGCGACATCGTTGATGAAGAGTGCAAAGCCTTTATGGCTTTCGGTGGTTTGTCAGGTCTATCGTTCTTGGACATTGACAAATTCATCGCAAGCATTCCCGAAGATGATGGCGAAATCAACCTAACAATCAATTGCCGTGGTGGCATGACTGACCAAGCACTCGCAATGTATGACGCATTAAGAGCAACTGGCAAGACTATCTCTGCCGAGGTCATTGGCGAATGCTCAAGTAGTGCAACATTGTTGCTTTTGGCAGCGAGGGCAGACTTGAGAAAGGCGCACCCAAATGCAAGCATCCTGATACACAACCCTTACATATGTGGCTTTGTTGAGGGTGATGCAAAGCGAATCGGCAACATTGCCGAGAGCCTTGAAGATGTGCGCAACCAATTCCTGAACATCTACGTTGAGCGCACTGGTGCAGACCGTGAAACACTCTCGCAGATGATGGACGAGGACAAGCCCATGAACGTGCAAAAGGCAATTGAGTTAGGTTTTATCCATGAAGAAATTCTGCCGATTTCGGCACAAAATAAGAACCCTAACATAAGTGACAAAATGAGCATTAAAGAAAAAATTTTCATGGCACTTGCAAAAGTGTTTGGAATGTCCCTTGAAACAGCCGATGGCAAGACCCTTGAACTTGAAAAAGAGAGTGGTGAGCCAGTAGTTGGTGACAAGGTGACAAGCGAAGATGGCGAGTATCTAATGCCTGATGGCAGCACCATCGTGGTTGAAGAATCCGTCATCACCGAGATTCGCCCAGCATCGGATGAGGCTGATGACAATCCCGATGACGGACGAGGAGAGGAGGGCGAGGAGAACGACACCGAGTCTAAACTTGAAGTAGATGAACAACTCAGCGAAAAAGATGCCGAGATTGACCGCCTCAAGGCAGAGATAGCTGAGAAAGATGCCGAGATTGATAGACTTCGCCAAGAGTTGGAAGATGCCAAGGCAAACGCAAAGAACGATGATGACCGCAACATCCTGAACATGGTTGCTGTGGCTGGTGGCATTGAGTGGTTGAAAAACGTGAAATCTACTGGCAAGGTAGATAAAAGGGAAAACACCACCAACAATCTTGACAAAGCGCAAGACAAGAAAAAAGAACAGCTTTCATTTGCCGAGTATCACAAGCAGAAAGCAGAGCGCAAGAACAAAGTAAACAAATAATAAAATAAGGATTTAAAATTATGGCTTCTACTGGTTTAGATTTTACACAAATCACTCCCGACAATGGTGCGGTGCGTGACCTTAACCGACTGGTTTTTAAGGATGTTTTGAGTGCAGAGCGCATTGGCACTTTGCTCAACATCTTCACAAGAGTTTACAACGGTGACAAGTTAGGACTCGTTGGCGAGTTTGGTCTTGTCGGACTTGAGAATACTGGTTGCAACCCTGAGTGGGGCAACGATGCAATCGCAACTGAAGAAAAGACATGGGACATCGCAGCATGGCAGATTGCCGAGAAGTTGTGCTGGGCTGATGTGGAGAACACCCTTGTTAAGTACACCCTCAACACTGGCACTGACATCACCGACATGACTGCTAACGATTATCTTGAGGAAATCGTTGTGCCTCGCCTTGAGCTGGCTATCATGAAGATGTACATTCGCATTGCGTTCTTCGGTGATACAGCAGCCGAGACCGTTACTGATGGCGGTGTAATCAAGGACACCGTAAACCCAGCTTACTTTACCCTTACCGATGGCATCTTCAAGCAGCTCTTCACTTCGGTAACCGCTGGCACTACCCCACACATCACAATTGCTGCCAATAGCGAGGCAACCATCGCAGCGCAGCTTGCTGCCATCAACAGCGAGGCAAAGACTGCACTTGACAACATGATTGCTGCTGCTAATCCAGCTCTCCGTCAGGCAAGCGACCAAGTTATCTATGTAACTCAAGCCTTTGCCACTGGTCTTGAGGCTCAACTGCTCGCTAACTGCTGTGGTAGCGACCTTGCTTGGACTGCATTGTTTGGTGGTATTCGTGAAACCACATATCGTGGAATCAAACTGCGTGTTGTTCCCCAGTGGGATGAAATCATTCAAAGCTACATGGGCAATGGCACAGCTTACAATCTGCCATTCCGTGCAATCTACACCACATCAAGAAATTTAGCACTTGGTGTTAACGGTACTGATGAGTTTGCACGCTTGCGCATCTCATTCGATGAGACTACATTGCTTAACCACATCTACGCAACCGACAAGATGGGCGCACTTGTTCTTGACAACAAGATGGCTGTTATCGGTTACTAATTGCTAATCTCTCATAAGCAATAATCCCTTCGGTGTGTGGGTGGTTACACACCTATGCACCGAATTTTTTAATTAACACAAACACAAAAAAGAAAGGACATATATATGGCACTTTGTGATTATTTAATATCTGCCGACATTGCTGGATACGACTGCGCAAACCCAATGGTCAAAGGCGCAAAGGCTGATGGTTTAATTATCAACCGCAAGGACATCAATATGAGTGGTGTTACCTACGATTCAAGCAATCCATTCAAGGTGACCGCATTGCCTCTTTTGACTGGCAAAACAGCCTACGACATTGTGCAAGGTGGCAAGACCCCATTTACTGGCACTCAGCAAGAAATGGCAGAAGGTACTTATCAAAATACCTTCACCAATACCGTGCAGTTCGTTATCCTGAATCAAGGAACAACCACGGCTGACCAAGTGTTCGCCTTGATGAACGGAGAATTTGTTGTAGTGTTGCAGAACAACAACGGCACTTATCAGGTTTTCGGTCTTGAGGCTGGACTTCGTGCAAGCGCAATGGTTCGTGAACTTTACAATGACGATACCTTGAGCGGATGGTTAATTACCATGACCGAAGAGAATGCTGTTAAGGGCAACCTCTTTATTGATGCAGCATTATACGAAACTCTTAAAGGTCAGTAATTATGGCACTTTGCGATTTTATAATAGAACAAGATATCCAAGGCATTGACTGCACCAACCCACCCGTCAAAGGTGCTGAAAGCATGGGTGTGCTTATCAATCGCAAGGATATTGATTACGCAGATGAAACAACAAGCACTTCGCCCTTCATGCTTAATTTCGTGAATGGCATGACCAAGTGCGACACTCACGGATATGCTGTGTACCAGTCGGGCAAAACACCTTGGAACGGCACTCAGCAAGAGATGGTTGAAGGGACGAATGCCAATACCATCACAAACACCGTGCAGCTTGTTGTACTCAAGCAAGACAAGGATTGGGCGCAGCAGCTTTATGCTTTAGTTAATGGCGAATTTGTGGCTATCCTCAAAAACAAGGACGGAAGTGAGCAAGTCTATGGCTATGAGGCTGGCTTGCATTGTACTGGCGCAGTTAGAGAGTTGTACAATGATGACACACTCGCTGGCTGGCAGATAACCTTTACCGAAGAAGGCGCAAGCAAGGGCAATATCTTTGTGCCAAATGGCTATATCAATTTCGTGCTAAATGGCTACGAATGTGATTGATAATTGCGAGTTATGACCGAACAAGAGGCGCAAGCCGAGTTGATGATATTGCGAGGTCTTGCCGAAAGTGGTGGAGACCTCGCATTGGTAAGAGAGAGAGTTGACCGACTTTATTGGGCAGTATGCCGAAAGCATCTGCGAACTTGCAAGTGCAAGAATGTGGAGAAGGATGCTCTCTTGGAAATTTATGCGAAATTAATGTACCACAAAAAAACGAATACAAACATGGCACATTCAAGATTAGTCAACGGAGTAGTGTTGCAATGGAAGGGCAGCCACTACACAAATAACAATCTCACTGACGAAGTGGCGAGAGATTTTTTGGCATCGTTCCCACAACGCAAGGACTGGTTTGCTGAGTTACCAAGTGCAACCACCGAGAAACAAGTGGTCGCAGAGGTGGCAAACGAGCCGTCTGCCGAGGTTTCTGCCGAAACTGAACCCATTACACCCAAGAAGAAAAAGACTGCGAGAAAACGCAAATAACAAGGGCAACAATGAACATCCAAAAAATTAAGAAAGCACCTCAACGCATAGATGTGAGCTATTTGGCTACCTTAGGCATCAAAGCCTATGGGCGCAATAACCTATATCCACAGCAAGCCAAAGCTATTCTTGACAGCTCAAGCACTGGTGCGCAATGTGCAGATAGATATGCGAGGTTCATTGAGGGTCAAGGCATCGCTAATGCGGTCATCTATGAGTTAGAGGTCAACCACTATGGCGAAACAACCGATGACATCCTCACGGCTGTTGCTCAAGATTTGGCTAATTATGGTGGTTTTGCTCTTCACGTTAACTATGACCTTAATTGCAAGATTTGCGAGGTGCAGAACGTACCCTTTGAATCGTGCCGACTGCAAGAGGATGATGATTCAGGCTATATTGCCCACATCGTGACACACCCTGACTGGATGGGTCGCACCACTCGCAACGGCAAGATACTGCGAGTGAGCAAGGACACCATCACCAGTTTTGACCGATTTAATCCTGACCCCACAATCGTAAGGGCGCAAATTAATGCGTGTAGTGGCATTGACCACTACAAAGGTCAAATCTTGTGGGTGTCAACGGCTGGCAGAGATAGATATCCACTACCCAAGTATGACCGAGTGTTGACTGACCTTTCAACCGATGAAGGCTTGTCAAATATCAAGTTCCGCAATGCACGTTGTAACTTCTTGAGTAGTGCGTTTGTCATTTCAAAGAAAAGCCAAGCAATGAACGAAGATGAGGCAGCACGGCAAGCGGTTGAGGCTCGTGGCTTTGCCGAAGATTTGGCGCAATTTCAAGGAGACGAAACAAGCAATGTGCTTATCTCGTTGACGGTTGCAAACGATGAGGAAAAGCCTGAAATCGTAGAGTTTCCAGTCAAGAACTTTGACAAAGACTTTGAGGTTACCGACAAATCGGTTGTTGAACGCATTTATAGTGCCTTTGAGCAAGAGCCGTTCCTTTGCATCCGTAGCGGTAAATTAGGCTTTTCAGGCACTACAATTCACGATTGTTACAGCTACTACTCAAGTCTTGTGAGCAAAGAGCAGAGGCTCATAGAACGTGCTTTCAGCAAGATATTTGACAACTGGTTTGAGCCACTTGCTAACTACGATTGTTCAATCCAGCCACTAACCTATAACGTAGAGGGATAAGCTATGGCAGAAACACTGAAATACGATAATATGTTGCTCATCACAAGAGAGGACATTGACAAAGAATGCCGACCTTGCAACTCACAAGATGAACTTGTTGACCGTTGCATTGAAGAGGCACAAAATCTTGACATCATCCCTGCTGTTGGTGCGGATTGGTGGTTGCGTGTCCTGAATCGTGACCAAGATGCCGTTGCTCTGCTTTTGTGGGAAGGTGGCATTTATAAGGATACTTGTGGCGATGCTCACATCTTCGCTGGGTTGCGCAAGGCTCTGCTTTATTATGCCTATGGGCGCATCATCCGCAATAGTGTTGGAATCGCTACTCGTTTCGGTTTCCAAATCAAGAGCGACCAATACAGCGATGAGGCAGAACAATCGCAGAAAACGCAGACTTATAACGAGGCTTTTGCGATAGCAGACAATTACAAGGCTCAATGCCTTGCATATCTCAACACAAGCGAAACTTGCTGTAAAAGAAAATTAGTTAATAACCGATTATCAATCAAGAAAATAGGACATTAAGATATGCCGAGTTCAACAAGCATTCCAATTATTGTGCAGGGCAATTCTTTCAGCCTTGCAATCCCTTTGCAAATCTATGCTATTAGCGAGGGTTCAATGGTTCTTCAAGACTACACACCTGACCCAACCGACCAAGTGAGTATCCAACTCAAAGGTTCACGCAGACAATATACCTACACACCAAGCATAACCGACAACATCGCATATATTGATTTAAGCGGTAATGAAATGGCGGACAATTACGGTATTGTTGTGTCTATAGTGAAAGAAAATGGGCAACGTTTGCGCTCATTCCGTACTGACCAGTTCTTCATCGTTGAATCAAGCGATGACCTGACCACCGATGACATCATTGAGGGGCTGGAAAACAACGTCATCTACCTTAATTCTCAAGCCTTTGTGGCTGGTGCAGATGGGCGAGGCATTGATAGCATTGTTAAGACTGGCACAAGTGGTTTGGTTGATACCTACACAATCTACTACAGCGACAATACCACAAGCACATTTGATGTGACAAATGGCGCACAAGGTCAGCAAGGAGAAGATGGGGTCGGTATTACCTCAATTACAAAAACTTCTACAAGCGGTTTGGTTGACACTTACACTATAATACTCTCTAATGGAGATACAACTACGTTTGATGTCACCAACGGAATGAACGGTGTTGATTTGGGCGAGGCTAATATCGTTAACAACCTCACCACTGGTGGCTCAACAAACGTATTGAGCGCAGAGATGGGCAAGGTACTGAAAGGTCTCATTGATGACTTCAGCGGTAGTTTACTGATGTTCAAAGGTAGTGTTACTGCTAATGAAGTAACACAATATAAATTTGATGGAGTAGTCGGGCTATCTTATAGATTATTTAATGGCTCAGAAAACGCAATATCTGCTTTGTACTTATATGACGAAGGAACTATTGATAGCACTCCTTTGCTTACAAATATTGAACCAGATACTTATATTGATTTCACCCTTCCCCATGATACTAATAGAATAGGCATAGTGTGGGAAGGCATCGATTCTGCTGGATGGTTAAGTGCTACTTGCATAAGTTTTGTGCAGGCTATACCCATAGGAATCATCAACCCAAGAATGTATGGGACAACACACACTAGTTATTATTTCACGATGTCTGACGGAGAACCTGCAAGTGGCTCTCAAGAATGGGGGTATATTGACTACTATTTTAAAGTAGAACCTGGTACAAGTATAACCTTAAAAAATTTTTTCAAAATAAACGGCGTAACTGCAAATTATGTCTTTTATGATGAACAAAAACAAATATTGTCACAAGGACAAGGTGACGGGGCAGTAACTGTCCCTGCGAATGCAAGATTTGTAAGGTTTTGCAGTCGTAATACTGACAATATCAGCGTTGAGGGGTGTATTATATTCAGCTACGAACAGCAGGACATAGCCGATTACTTGCAGAATTTCAATTATAATTTGAATCGTAATACTGTAGTCAGTGGCAAGTGGCTTAAAACGGATGGTACAATGTTCTCATCGGCAACTGGTTCCTATGCGGTTTATAATCTTATTGACTTCACTAGAACTTACTATATAACAGCCTCTACTTCTGCAGGGTTGAATGGTGGTTGGGCAGCATATTGGTTTGTGGATGCTAATGGTAATATGTTATCTTGTCAAGAAATTGGCACGGGCGATGGTGATTTAGGCAACTATTTTACCAATATTCCTATTGTAGCACCTGAAGGTGCAGTACAATTATACTTGCAAGCAGATACTGCAAATGTTGAGAGCATCACAACGGCAAAGACAATAATCAGTAATTATACTGAATTAATTTTAAATAATATAATAAAAATAAATTCAGATATAGATACTATAAATGATGCATTAGGCATACAGAGTTTAGAACTATTTATACCTGATGAATTTGATATTATTGTAAACAAGCCTGTGCAGATATTTAAATACCCACTTACGCTGTTGTCGGATTACTATGCTTACAGCATATCTATAAGTACCGTTGGGACTGGAATAAGCTGTACCAGTACAAGACGATTTTCCACTATTACAGCTACAGCGGCTGGAACTTATACATTAAAAATAGAGGTACTGAATGATGAGCTGAAAGTATTAGCTGAAAAAACTGTCACCATACACGCAAATACGGCAACAAGTCCTGCAACCATGAAAAACATTTTGCTTGTTGGAGATAGCGAAACAGCAGGTGTTGGAGGAATACCTTATGCTGATGAAGTGAAAAGATTGCTGACTTCTAATGATGCTGCTACAAATACTCTTCCTGCTGGTTTGGGGTTGTCTAATATACAGCTTATCGGTTCAAACGGAGCATCTGTGGCAAGACACGAAGGATACGGAGGTTGGACTTGTGCTACATTTTTGAGTGCCAACTCCCCATTCTATGTAAATGGCGCAATTGATTTTAATGCCTATCTTGCAAAAGATACTATATACGATAATGCAGAATTTAAAGGTGTCGACTTGATTTACATTACGTTAGGCATCAATAATACGATAGATGCGAATGTTGTAAATGGCAAATTAGTGTTGTCAAACCAAGCCCATAAATCAGGTCTTATCTCTTTATTATCAAAGATACGTGAACAAATTGTAGAAGGCAGCGGTACTTATGCTAACCCGAATCTAAAAGTTGTATTGCTATCTTATGCATTCACAGATACAGATGCTTACGATTATTCCCACAACACTTTGTATTCCGATGGCAACATTATGGCTATGAAGTATGTTAGCTGTGCAAAAGCAAATGCCGAAGTCGCTGCTATGGATGAGTTCTCGGGATTTGTAACTGCTAAAATACTATCTGCACAAATAGATAGTGAAAATGCCTATCCAAAAGTAAGTAATATAAAGAGTAACCCGTATATGGATACTTACGAGACAAATACCTACGAAGGTGTTCATCCTAACACAATAGGATACCGTATGTTTGGTGCTTCAGTAGTAAATGATATTATTGGAGAATTTTGAACATAATTTTTGTAATAACTCAACACAAAAGGAAATGACACACAATGTGGGTGCAATGATAACGTGGGCATTATTCGCAAGCGAGGCATTAAATGCCGTCTATGACTTGCGTTGGGCAATTGTCTTTTGCATTGTTCTAATCGCCACCGACTTTTGGTGGGGTTGGAGAGAGTGCAAAAAACACGCAAAGGATGCAAAGACGGAAGAAGAGCGCAAAAAGTTCAAATTTCATTTCTCTTCGGCTGGTCGCAGAACCTTGAACAAGTTCGTGGATTATACCACTTATTTGTTGCTTGGTTGTGTGGCTGGTCTTGCAGTCACCGAGCCGATGGGCATTTGCACCCACACCGTGACCGCAGCTCTTGGCATTGCGTTCGGTTGCGTGTTTGAGATTTCAAGCATTGTCGGGCATATCGCAGTGGTTAAGGGGATAAACATCAAGTTGAACCTCAAGAACCTCATCGTTGCAATCTTTAAACGCAAATCCGAGGCTTTGGGCGAGATAATTGATGAAAGTATTGAAGAGATTGAGGATAACCGAAATAAGGAGAAAGATAATGAAACTCAGGCTTGAACGAACAGCACTAAAAGCAACCTACACGATTGGACACCTATATTATATAGCAGAGAGTGGCGCAAAAGTCTACATCTGCGATGTTGTAGAGGATAAAGTAAGGGACATCAACAAAAACGGCAAATTTGACGGCAATGAGGTTAAAATCAAGTCGCAAACGGCTATCCCTTACGGCACATATCAAGTAACTTTGAACATAAAATCTCCCAAGTTCTCCAACTTTGCCAAGTATCCATATGCCAAGAAGTACAACGGATATTTGCCCCGATTGCTCAATGTTAACCATTTTGAGGGCATCCTGATTCATTGTGGCAGTTCTGCCAACTCTTCGGCTGGTTGCTTGATAGTGGGTTACAACAAAGTCGTGGGTAGAGTGGTAGACAGCCAAAAGGCATTTTACTACCTCATGGATAAATATCTTGTGCCAGCTAAAGAGCGAGGCGAGAAAATTGAAATCGAAATCGTGTGAAGATATGCGACCCCAAACGGATAAAGATGGCGCAGTTGCTGGGTGTAGTGAATTGATTTTCGCTTTCGCCCTCGCTCTGCTGATTTGTTTTGTCATTTCATTGTGCGCTTGCAAGCCACAAAGAGAGTTGCAAGTTGAACGTGTTGAAGTGCCAGTAGTTGTCACTCAAGAACACACGATTGAGAGTGTGAAGATTGACCATGTGCGTGACACACTCATCCAACGTGATAGCATCTACCACTATGTTCAGGGTGACACAACCATAATCGAAAGGTGGCATCACACTCAGGGGCAAACGATAGTGACAAGGGTGGACACGTTGCACATATATGATAGTGTGCCATATCCAGTGACAACAACCCAAATAAAAGAGGTTACCAAGGTTCAAGAGGTCAACGTTCTCAAGTGGTGGCAAAAGCTGTTTATTGCCATCGGTGGCATTGCATTGATTGCCTTGTGCCTTTTCGGTGCTTATAAGATTGGCAAACGATAAAGTAGTTTTTTTTCATGGTTTAAAGATTTAGATAATTGTGGCAACCACTCCCATCGTGATGATGTGGGTGGTTTTTTGGTCAAAAACAGAACAAAAATGGTAAAAAACCGAGAAAATGCACTTTTTTTGAAAAAAAGTTGTGATAAAATTTGCACACAAGCAAAAAAGCTATTATCTTTGCAGTGTAAAAATTAATCAACCACTTAAAACTTTAGAATTATGACTACTTATAGACTTTACATTTGGAGACGAAACTGGGGTGCTGGCAACAACAATTTACCACCTTTTTACTGGTTCCCTTTGAACGATTACAAAACTCTAAAGAATGCCAAAGAAGTGGCAGCAGCATTCCCAGCAGAGACAAAGTACAAAATCGAGAAAAAAAATTACTAATCATTAAAACATACAGCTATGAAGAATTACACAGCAATCAACGAGTACAATGTACACTATTCTTTTAAGGCAGAGAGCGATGAGATGGCAAAGGACTTCGCCACCCATAAGTTTAGCACTCCTTTTAATCGCATAATTATTGTTGAGAACACACACGATGATGAGCCAGCGCAATGTGGTCGCATCGCATGGGCAAATGGTAAACATATTGATTAATCATTAAAACATACACTATGACACGACTAGAAGAATTAAACGAAGCGTGGTGCAAGCACATGAACAAGTGTAGCACCGAGATAATGCAGGCACTTGCATTTGCATTGCGGTGGTGTGAAGAGCATCCTCACTGGATTTCGGTTGAGGACGAGCTGCCACCGCTTAAACAACGTGTGCTTATATATGACGAAGACGAAGATGTAATGATTGTTGATGAAAGGCAAGAAGACTACTATAATAATAGTGGTACAAATACTGGTTGGGAGTGGAGTTCTGAACTCGACCCTACTCATTGGATGCCACTGCCACAAGCACCAAAAAGACGAGGCCGAAGCCCCGAATCCGAATTACAAGATTGGATGCGATTATGAATAAGACTGAAATCGGGCAAGCCATAGCAGATGCACGAAAGGCGCAAGGCATCACAATCCGCAAGATGGCAGAACTTGCCAACACCACAACGAGAGCCGTGCAAGCCGTTGAGAAAGGATGGTACAACGTAGGCATTGAAACGTACATAAAACTTGCAGAAACGTTGAATATAAGCATTAAAGTTGGCGAATGACCAACTACACCACCAAACGAAAACAAGCCCTCACACGCAAAATGTGGGGGTTTGTTATATATCGCAATATAGCAGATGTATTCAGCTATATAGCAACTGCAACACTTTTGCAACACTTTTGCAACACTATAAACAAAAAAAGTGCGTTGAAATTGCTTATTTGTCTTTAAAACGGCATTTAAGGCGGTTTTGAGAGCCTTATTTGTCCTAATTGTTGCCAAATAAGAGTGCCAAAACTTTCTTATTTGCATCATCCACCTTCCTCCTATCGGGTACGATGTAGCCAAGTGTCACCGCTTGCCCATAGCTGTGACCGAGTGCCTGACTAATCACCTCAATTGGTGTATCAATGCTCAAGGCTAACGTTGCCCAAGTGTAACGAGCTGTATAGGTTGTGATGGGTGGCAATCCCAACTCACTGGCAATCTCCTTGAGATGGCGGTTAACCATGCTTGTAGCAACGTGTACATCTTTATAATGTTCCAACACATCCACAAGGTTTTTGCGCCCTCTATGGGCTTGTATTAACGTTTTAGCGACATTCTCGACCTTGATGCTGTAAAGCCGTTGTGTTTTCTGCCGTGTGTAGTTGATGCGACCTTGTGATATTGTCCTGAGAGCGCACAAGTCTGCCATGTTTATCCCTATCAAACAAAAAACTATCTTCCAAATGTCAAGAGCATAGGCTTGCGCCTCGCTGGCTGGATGGTGCGACCAAAGGAGTTGCAATTGCTCTAACGTTAGAGGTGTGGGATTCGATGGTGCGCTTTTTATCTTGTATTGGCGGAAGGGATAAGGCGCAGTTGTGAGCTGATGATTGAGCGCAAAATTGAAGATGGTGCGAATATTGCGCAAGTGTATAGATCGGGAGTTGATGCTTGGGCAATAGGTCACCAAATATCGGTCAAAGTTCTGCAACCAGTCCACCGTAACATCACCGAACTGCAAAGCCCTTGCGCCCTTTGTGCCTAGCCACCTTTTTAGATGTGTCTGCGTTTGTTTGAACTTGTCAACGGTGTTCGCCTTGTCGCATTTGGTCATGTAGTCTTGCAAGATTGCCATAAACCCAGTATCCACATCACCACTTGGGTAAATGTAATCGGCAATCAGGTCACGCACCTTTGCAGTCGAAAGACCTCGCACGTTGCCCAGTTGCATCACAGCCTCGTTTGCCTTTCCGAGTGTTGTAAGTGCCACCGAGTTGATGGTGTCGGCTTGTGGGTGGTTGATTACTTTCTTTCGTTGCTTGTCCCACTGGTTACGTTTCAGGCGCACACCTTGCAGAGGTATGTAGCAACCCGATGAGTTGTGATTTACTGCAATCAACAAGGGGGCTGTGCCGTTCTTGTCGAACGACCTACCATAATATAATGATACTCGCACCTTCCTCATCTTCTGCGCTCTTTTTGCGATTTTTCTGCCACTCTCTGCGACTTTTTTGCGCCCTTTGATACTTCTACCAGTCGGGGGCAAAATCTCGCTGCGAACGGCATTTTTAGCGGAGTGGAAGGGATTCGAACCCCCGAAGCGATTTTGTCGCTTACACGCTTTCCAGGCGTTTAATTTTGGTGTCATAGTAGTTTGTGAATCAATGATTTATAATTTAGTGTGTAAAATTGTGCGCTCGTTTTGCGATTTTTTGGCTGAAAATGACTAATTTTGCAAAGTCATAAATAAAAAATTTTAGTGAATTCTCAGGTATTTTTCAATTTTTCATAATTGCATTTTTTTAGTTATTTTATTGTTATAGCGCATATCGTGCGCACTATAGAATTGATTATTTAGTAAACATAAGTTTTAAGGTGTAACGTTGCTCTGCTTGCGAAAGTGGGGCAATGTTTTTTTGTTACCAGTCAAGTGGGTATCCGTTGGTGTTGAAATAGAACGTAGTAGTGCCATAGATTGCCAACGGCAAAGTAATAGCAAAGAAATCACACTCACACAGCTTGTCAATGAACTTTGTGGCATCAACCACATAAATATATTTGAGGGACTTGCCATCAATCTCCACATTTTTAATTTCCCACTTCGTTCTTTCACCGTTGAAGTCGGTTATAATGTATTGTTGGCTTTCCCTGAACTTGTACAAGGCGAAATCACCTTGCAGACCAAGCAAGGCAATCTCCATGTCATCACCACTCTCAAGCATAATGGTGAGTGTTGTTGGCTTGTCGAAGTCGTTACCGAGATACTCTTCGCCACTGGTCAAGACGGCAATGCTGTCCTGATACAGCCACCCAAGTTCTGCCGATGCATTCAAAGACACGGCACACAATAATAATAATGTAATAATCTTTTTCATAGTTCCTCACGATTTACCGATGCAACCACAAGCCACACATTATTTATAAAGGATATTGCCACCTCGTTGCTCTCATAGTCCACGTTATAGCTGTCAAGTGTGTAGTGGGTGCTGTCACTACCTTTGCGCACTATCTTTATTATTCTGCGCCAGTCTGCCAGCTCAAGAACGTAAGACCTACCAAGTTCTATGTACTCTCGCCAAGCCTCAATCGGGCGAATCAGGATGAACGAACCAGCTGGGTACTTCGGGGTCATTGAATCACCATAAACTGGTATAACCACATCACCAGTGTGTGCGATTTGCTTGTTGAACGGCATCACCCCGATGGTGTATTGCTCTATATCTGCCTTGTCATTGGGCAAGAAGCCACCTCTCGCATCTAATGAGAGGATGGGAATGTTGATGATGTCGGGGTCTGGTGCTTTGGGTGTGGGCGTCAGCTCATCACTTGGCGCAGTACCTTGTTCGCCTTGGGTCATTAGCCATAGTGGGTCAATTTTGAGAAATTCTGCCCACTTGAGAGCCGATTGAGTGCCAAGTCTATCTCTACCATTAACCACATTGCTCACTACTGGATGCGACACTCCCAACTCTTTGGCGAGGTCGTTTTGCTTTATTCCACGTTTTTTCAAAAAAAACTTCAATTCTTGTGTAAATTTTTCCTTTTCCATAATTGTTTGTTTTTCAAGTAGTTGTCAGTAATTTGCAAACATTGTAAGAAAAAATCTTACATTTTTTTGAAAAAAATCTTTGAAAATGTTTGGTAGATTCAAACAATGTTTGTATTTTTGCATTGTCAAAATTCAACAACGACAAATTTACACAAACTTTTTTAACTAACAAAATTTTACAACTATGACAACAAACGAAATCAAGGCTTACGCAGCAAGTTTGAACCTCAAGACTTACAAAGTGATGTACTACTTTGGAACTTGGATGACACACGAAGTGATAGCAGCCAAGAATGATGCAGAGGCAATCTTTGATGCAGACATGAGTGTAGCAAATGCCCCAGCAAAAGACAAGTTGACCTATGCACTTTGGCAAGGCAATCGCAAAGTTAAGACTTACTAATTACAAACAAGGTGGGGAGCAATCCCCACCACTAAACAAACACAATAATAACAATATAAAAACTTACAACTATGACAACAACTGCAAAGACAA